ACCCCGGTTATATCAAAGGCTACTTGCCGGGCGTCCGGGAAAACGGCGGGCAATATACCCATGCGGCGGTCTGGTGCGTTATCGCCTACGCGATGCTCGGCGACGGCGATCAGGCAGCCGATCTTCTGCATATGCTGAACCCGATCAATCGCACCGCAAACCGGACCGGAGTTTATGCCTACAAAGTCGAGCCGTATGTGATAGCGGCGGATATTTATGCCGTACCGCCCCATGCGCGGCGCGGAGGTTGGACCTGGTATACCGGCGCTGCGGGATGGTTTTACCGTGCTGGTCTGGAATGGATGCTGGGCCTGAATATCCGCGCAGGCAAAATGCATTTCAATCCTTGTATTCCGCGTGAGTGGCGTAGTTACACTTTACGTTACCGGCACGAAGAAACTTGCTATGAAATCATCGTCAATAATCCCAATGGCGTGTCGAAGGGCGTGGTGGTGATTGAGTTGGACGGCGTGCCGCAATCAGGCGGCAGTATTCCGCTGCTGCACGATGGGAAGACGCATCAGGTGTTGGTGGTAATGGGGTGATTTTAGTTTCTACGGCGCTGCATCACTGTCCTTAAGTGCGATAGTTTCCACCGGTGTAGGGCGCGCCGTGCGCGCCAAGGATAGCAGGGTTTCTCAAGTATCGGGAAAGGCGCGCACGGCGCGCCCTACTCTCCTCATTCCCACGCGCTACGCTCATCAGTTATACGCAAGTATCTGCGAGCTGTCGTTAGACGAGAAACAT